CCATACCGACTCCAATCGTTTGTTCAATACTTACTATTGAGGATATGGGTGGTGTTGGTCATGTGAGAGTCCTATTTACTACAACCCTTACAGTATTTGCATTGAAATTGCCTGTTGGGAGAATTCTAGACCCATTGGGTGTTGGATTTCCTGGATGGTCGTATCCATGCTCATCTGTTATTGCATGGGGATCTGCTACGGTGCTAGCGTCGTAATCATGCTATACTAACTAAGTCGTTAATTACTACACAATGGGAATTAGAACAAAACTCGTTAATGGTCAAACTTTTATTGAGAGCCAACCCAAGAAATCGAGACAGGGTAACGGTGCTCATACTAAGTATGCTGCTACAAGCAGAAACAGCAAAAAGAAAATGTATCGTGGGCAAGGTAAGTGAGACCAGAGACAAGAAAATCGATGGAAATGCTGTTTGCTGCTAAATGGAATCTTCCTAAAGCAGCAGTACACTGCAATCTATCTCAAAAAGAAATGAAAATTACATTTAACGAATATTGTAACTTTCACCCACCAACCCATACAGAGTTCTAAATACAGGAGATTACCATGGCTACTAATCACATTCCTGACCACATTCCGTGGATGATGAAAACGGATCATGGGACTGTTGTTTTAATAACCGACCCAAAGTCTGATAAATATCTAGATATGGCGTCGAGACGCCGTGAAAGATCCATTAAGCACAAAACCTCCTAATGCCTGCATATAGGTTCCGATCAGAAAAAGTTCTTAGTAGGGCGTTCAAAGATCTAGCGATCTCATTTAACGCAAACCCTAACACTAAGGACTTTGGTGCTGTGAGGAACGACAATGCTATTAAACAATCTGTTAGAAATCTGATGCTCACTACGTTTGGTGAGCGTCCATTTCAACCTGGGATCGGATCACGCATCAAGGGATTGCTCTTTGAGCCCTTTGATGTGTTTTTGGTTGAAGAGATGAAAACAGAAATTTATAATGTCATTGACCGATTGGAACCGCGTGTATCATTAACAGACGTAAGAATTGAAGGTTCAGAGGACACCAACTCTATTGCTATTGAATTAGATTATAAAATTACAGGTCAAACTATTACGCAAACCGTAGACTTCCTCTTAGAGAGAGCATAAAATGCCAGCCGTACCCTCACAACTAACGGCTCTTGATTTCGCAGAAATCAAAGAGTCAATCAAATCATACCTCAGGACTCGTAACGAGTTTAGTGATTACGACTTTGAGGGATCTAGTGCTGCTTATCTGATTGATATTCTAGCATACAATACTTACTATAGTGCATTCAACGCTAACATGGCGCTGAATGAAACATTTCTTGAATCTGCAACTGTTAGGGATAACATTGTCCGTGTTGCCAAGCAATTAAATTATACACCAAGATCCGTAAAAGCAGCAAAGGCATGTGTTGCAATCAATGTACAAACCTCTGCTGTAGGTAATTCTCCAAACTTTCCACAAACCGTCACTTTGAAACGTGGTGATGTATTTGTTTCGCGCAACCTTACTGACACATATGTATTCTGTGTTGTAAATGATGTTCAAGTTTCCGTAGATCCGCAGACGGGTCTCGCTGAATTTAGAAAGATTATATTCTATCAAGGTAATCTACTAACATTTACTTACGTTGTTGACGATACTAAGAGACAGGAATATATCATTCCTTCAGATAACGTAGACACAGAACTACTGCGTGTTTATGTTCGTCCTAATATTCAGTCTTCTCAGACTGATGAATACTCAACTGCGAACAATGTTGTCAACCTAAACTCCAACAGTCGTGTATATTTCCTTGAGGAAGTAGACGATCTTAGATATAAGACTGTATTTGGTGACGGTGTTTTGGGACGTAAACTGGTTGATGGTGAAGTCATCGAAATGCGTTATGTCCGTACTGCTGGTTCGGAATCAAATGGTTGTACCGACTTTGCATTTACTGGTTTAATCGTTGATAGTGAAGGGCGTCCTATTCCCCCACAGAACATCGCTATAACGACCATAGACGCCGCTCAAGACGGTGAGTCTATGGAATCACCCCTGAGTATCAAGTTTAATGCTCCTAGGGCATATGCAACGCAGAACAGGGCAGTTACCGAGGCAGACTATGAGTATATCGTATCTACCATTTATCCTCAGGCATCTTCAATCACTGCATATGGTGGAGAGAAGTTAAGTCCACCAATTTATGGAAAAGTGTTTATTGCTATCCGATCTAAAGCGGGTACCAAACTAAATGCCACAACAAAATTGAATATCAAGAATGACCTTCTAAAGTATTCAATGGCTGCTATTGAACCAGTCATTACCGACCCAATCGAATACTATATCATTCCTAAGACTTGGGCATACTATGATGGTAATGCTACAAGTAAGAGCGATTCTGAGTTGAAGACAGATCTTCTTCGCAACATTGATAAATTCAATGCTGCAGGTAAACCGAATCGTTTCGGTGGACGTATGGAAGGTTCCAAGTATAACAACATGATTGACAATACCGATGGTTCAATCTCAGGTAGTGTTACACAAATGACCCTAGGTCAAAATCTAGATCAGTTTACGTTCGGTACTGTGTTTACTCAGTGCTTGAACTTTAACAATCCGATTCATAACCCTGGTGACCTTGCAGGTACACCTCCTGATGGAACTGGTGATGGTGATGGTGATAAAGGATCATGTGCACCAACATATTCTACAGTAAAGTCTGGTACATTCTATGCTACTGGATATACTGATGCACTTGTAGATGTTGTTGGGGAAGGCGTATCTACTACTCAACTTGCAACATCAGTTACCAATGATGATACTGAAACTTTGGTCCCTGTAAATATCAGAGACGACGGTAGAGGTAATCTTCTTCTCGTTACTACGAGAAATGAAAAAGAACTGATTCTCAACAATAGTGTTGGGTCTGTTGATTATTCAACAGGTAAAGTTTGTGTGGGACCTCTTGCAGTCGGTGGAACACCCGATGGCAGTGAAAGACTTCCCATTGCAGTCAATCCATATTCAGTATCAATTACAATCCCACCTGGCGTTGATCCGACAATCTTTAATCCGAATGTCTATCCGATCAATTATATTAACAATCCTGGGGTTGTTTCACCGTTTGACCCTAATAATTTTGACGGTTGGAACTATGGTCCAACTGACATAAATATCATTGATTATCCGACAGATACCTTCCAGTATCCTGAGTTCGATTCCTGTTTCTAATATAAGAGATGCAAAAGAACATCAACATTTCCGATAGAGTTGCGTACCAGGTACCTGACTTCATCAGGGAAGAAGACCAGCAGTTTGTAAATTTCCTCTTTGAGTTTTATAAATCTCAAGAGAAGACAGGAAAGCCATACGACATTCTGAATAATTTAACACATTATTTGGATGTTGACACGTATGACGCTAAAACGCTATCAGCAGAAACAACACTGCTGAAGAATATCGAGTACGTTGAAGACTTGATTGAAGTCGAGTCAATTGACGGTTTCATCGAAAAAGATGGATCAGTCATAATTGATAGTGAAGTGATTTACTACGAATCACTGACTCGTGGTCCTGATGCTATTCTTACTCCTGGAATTTCTCTAAATGAGTTTCGGAAAAAAGAACAATTCTTAGAATCGCCATATTCTTTATTTGATGGAACGCAAAACACCTTCGCCCTGAAATTCCTGGGTGAACCTGTTGCTCCAATTTCTTCATACCATCTGATCGTTAAGGTTTACGATCAAGTATTGGTTCCTGAGACAGATTATTATGTAGAAGGTAATAATATTCGCTTTGTAACTGCTCCTAGAGCAGTTCTGGGTACCGATAACCCATCTTCCACCAGTATCATCTATATGGTGGGTTTTGCGGGTACCCCTATCGTAACTATGGATGCTCTTGCGCCCGAAACTGGGTCTAAGGTCTATAAGTTGCGCTATCAGACTGGGCAATACACCCCAGTATCCGCAGTTGGTCTGATCGTTAATAGAAATAATATACTCCAGCGCCCTTATGAGGACTATGTTCTCTATCAGAGCACAGACGATGGATCTTACATTGAGTTTAGAACTACAGAACTCAGTGAAAGCGAATTCTTAGACATTCGTTCTGTAGAATACAACTCTCCTTCAATCGGTATAGGCGCAACTGCCGTATCTAGTGTAGACGATGATGGCAATCTAATTAACCTGATCGTCAGAAATGGCGGTAATGGGTATCGTCTTGATTTTGCACCTAAGGTAACTATTACTCCATCTGACCTTGGTGGTATTGGTGCAACCGCAAGAACACTGGTTGCAGGTGTTAAAAATATTCAACTTATTAACGGTGGTCAAGGTTATACCTCGTATAACCCACCGCTGATTGAGATTGCCGCTCCTACCAACTCAAATGGCACTCAAGCAACCGCAGATCTGACTGTTGATGACACAACTGGTGAAGTCAATGCGGTTACTATTACCAATTCTGGTTCTGGTTACGATTTCATCCCCGCAGTAACCTTTAAGAATCCTGGTGGTGCGGAAATCACTGATCCCACTATTGATAGTGAGGGTCGTCTTACTACAGACTCGATTACAGTCGTACCAGCAAGAAACGGATTCGGATATAAAAATCCCCCTAGCGTTTATATTGATCCTGCACCTGAAGGTGGTATCAATGCTGCTGCTCTGGCAATTCTGACACCTGAAGGTCAGGTTTCTGGTGTTTCCATCACTAACAGAGGTCGTGGATACACATCTGCACCTAGAGCACGTATCATTCAACCTATTGGCGCACAAGTCCTTGGTGTGACTGTTGCTTCTGGGTCTGTTACGGACATTGATCTACTAACTGGTGGTAGAGGTTACACCGACGCACCTTCTGTCTACATTGTGGATGATAGAAAGGATGCTGCTGGCGTTCCTATTGGTGGTATTGGCGCAACTGCAGTTGCAACCATCTTTAACGGTTCAATTACTGATATTAGTATCACGAACTTTGGTTCTGGTTACGATGTCAACAATCCTCCTAAAATTTTCATCGCAGAACCCTCTGCAGCACGTTCATCTGTTGATGTTGGTTTTGACGAGGTTACTGGTTTCGATATCACCACTCCTGGTAGAGATTACAAACCTTCTGCCCTGGTTGGATGCGTCCGTGGTGTATCTGGAACTGTAGATTACGATAATTACGGTAATCAAATATTTGCAACAGAAGATCAACTCAGTCTCAGCAATCATGTTGCTGGAACTAAGATTGTTTCTCTCGATACTCTATTCCTTCGCCAACTGTTTGAAAAACTCCGTCGTCAATACCTGCCGACGATTACAGTTGACTATACAAAGGTAAATCCGATCCAGGTCATTAAAAAGATCCGAGATTTTTATCTTTCTAAGGGTACTAAGACTGCAACGCAGTTCTTGTTCAAAATTCTCTTTGGTGAAGAGGTTGATGTCTATTATCCAAAGGATGAAGTCATTTCACCTTCTGCTGCGACTTGGGTAGTTGATACAATTCTCCGTGCAACCCTTATTGAAGGTGATCCACGCAATTTGATTGATGGACAACTTCAACAGTATAATGATGAAGTTGATAATAGCGTTAGTGCTGCATCTGCACTGATTGAGAACGTTATTTCAATTATTGAGGGTACTGACACCATTTATGAACTGTCAATCTCTGAAGAAACCCTCCAGGGCAATTTTATTATCCCTTATAAGACAAAACTGGTTGAATTTTTATCTGAGACCGATCAGATCATCACAGTTGACTCTACAATTGGGTGGCCCGAGAGAAACGGTACAATTCGTATCAATGATGAGGAAGTTGTTCAGTATAAGGAACGTTCACTCAACCAGTTCATCGAATGTACTCGTTCTAAGAACGGAATCGTCGAAGATTGGGATCCTGGTACATTAGTTTACTCAGACATCTACATTTACGTTGATAGAGGTCTTGCAACAGAATGTAAACTGAGAGTTCTTGGTATTGCCGAAGCAGGAAGCACAGTTCTTGATGATACTGGTTCATATTACCTTGAGGGCGACAAACTAACTGTTGCTGCTCTTGGTTCTACAGATCAAGACGAAAAACTGTCTTCTTGGCTTTATAACGTCAAAAAACTTATTCAGGTTACATCTGCAAACCCTGGTGGGCAGAATAACCAAACTGCAACCATCGTAACCCAGAATCCTCACGGTTTGTTGGTTGAAGACCTTGTGACGGTCTATGGTGCAAACCCAACTGTATATAATGGTACTTTTGAGGTAACAGCACGTCTAGACGAGTTTACCTTCTCTTATCAAATGCTTGCCCCAACGGATATTATTCCGCAGGGTAATATTCTGCTGTCTGTTGATTTGAACAGAGGTAAGTCTCAAGTTGACTCAATCAATACAGCAATTCAACCTTATACGTCAAACATTCAGAACTCATTCTTCAATAGTGAGTATATTTACGTTGCAGCAACAGGTCTGCCTAACTACAAAGTTGGTCCCTTCACTGGCACTGCACTTATCCCTGGTAACCAGCGTAAACTGCTTCGTTTCCCTAGAGAAGTAACCACGGTTTCCAAACGTGAAACTATTGCACCTAATAGTTCGATTGGTGCTTGGGTAAACGGTGTTTCAATTTGGTCTTACAAGTCTAACCAATTTGTTCGCTTTGGTCCTATCACTACTATTGATATTAACAATGGTGGTCAAGGATATGATGCTGGTAACAAACCAAACATTATAATCAGCGGAGGAGGCGGTACTGGAGCATCAGCAGATGTTACTGTTAATGGTTCTCTCTTCTCCATTGAGGTTACTGCTGGTGGTAGTGGATACCTTACACAACCTTTGGTTTCTGTTGTTGGTGGTAGTGGCATCGGTGCTACAGCACAAGCAGTTATTACTGGTGGTGTTGTAAGTAGAGTTCTTGTAGAACAACCTGGTACTGGATATACATCTCAACCTACAATATCAATTACTGGTGGCGGTGGTAGCGGTGCTCTTGCAACTGCTAGCGTTCGTGGTCCTATTCAAGCCGCAACCTTGACATCTGGTGGTACTGGTTATACCTCTCTGCCTTCTGTTATCATCAACTCTGGTACGGGTGCTCTAGCACAACCGATTGTTATTAACGGTCGTATCGTTTCTATCGCTATTATTAACTCGGGTGAGGGTTATACCACTGCACCTAATGTAGTAATCAATGGTGATGGTTTTGGTGCTGTTGCTAAAGCAGTTATCGGCACTATTGGTGAAGATAAAGGTAGAGTTATCAGCATTCAACTTCAGAACAAAGGTATTAACTATACTCAAGGTCTGACTACAATTAGACTTGAATCTGTTGGTGAATTTGCAGAGTTTACACCTAATGTGTTCCAATGGACTAAAAACCTTCAGTTTGAGTTGGAAACTAACTATGACTTTGCTAGAGGTTATGTTTTCACTGGATATAACAACCAATTTGGTGGTGAGTATGCTCACTTAGTTGATCCTAAAGAACTCCGCTATGTGGTTGGTGATAACGTATTCCTTGATCCCCAAACTACAACATTCCAAGAACTTGCTTCTAATAACGAGCACTCCCCAATTATTGGTTGGGCATATGATGGTAACCCAATTTATGGTCCATATGGTTACATCGATCCTACCGATCAGAACAGTGGTCTTAGAAGACTCCGTACATCGTATCGTTTGAAGTCTGCCCTAGTATATGAGGTAGATTCCAATCCTACTCCTTCTCGTGGTGATGGTCCGCCGTTGGCATCCTTCCCTGCAGGTTCATTTACTGATGACTATGAATATGCATTCCAGTTAGGGGATCTAGACCCATACAACGGTCGTTTCTGTAAGACCCCTCAATTCCCTGATGGAACTTATGCATACTTCATCACTATTGATGAATCTGATGCAGGTCAAGCACTATTCCCATATATTATCGGTCCTCAGTTCTACTCGCAACCAGATGAGTGGAACATGAATCAGGATGCAACTCAGGATAATATTCCTACTGATGTTGTCCGCTATCGCGATCCATTCACTGATGTTGATATTGACGTTGATCGTCAACCTAATAAAGAACCAGACACCCTTACAACTGAACTTGAAGGTTATCCTCTAATTCTAGAAATTCAGGATACTAATAATGATGGACTTATTGATTCTAACGAACAGTTGGCATCTATTTCTCTGTCAGAAGAAAATACTCTACAAATCTACGATTACTTCCCAACTGTATCTACAGAATCAAGAGTTGACATTGAAGTTGAAACAACTACCAAATTTGAGTCCGCTCAGATTGATGGATTTGTTGTTGAAAACCCTGGTGTGTCTTATCAGGTAGAAGATGTCATTTTCTTCAATAATGAGGGCACTGGTGGATTTGGTGCTTCTGCTGAGGTTGCTGCTGTTGAAGGTAAGTCAATCTCTGCATACAGTAAAGTTATTGAAGAAGATATCGTATATGGTAAAATTACAACTACCGAAAATCATGACCTGAGGGTTGGTGATCAAGTTATTGTTGAGTCTTCAGTTATCTCTGATAATACCAACAAGACATACTACACTAATGTTGTCTCTGGTATTGAGGACATTGTTATTTCCCAACAAGGTGTTGGTTATAATGAACTAATTCCTCCTACCTATGAACTGATTACTGACAGCGGTCAGGATGCTGAAATTAATATCAATGTCATTCAGACTGGTCAAGTTGAATCTATCGACATTATCAACTCTGGTAACTCTTATGATCCTGAGAATCCTCCTCAGATTCGTGTAAGTCATCCACAAATCTTTAAGAAGACTCGATACTTCTTTGATGAGTATGGTGAGACAACTACTGACGCAAATGGTACAGTAATTGTCAATCACACGTTACAAAGTAATGATCGCAATACTTATGCTTGTGGTCAAGTAACCAAACTTGATGGTACCAGTGCTGCATGGATTGCTAAGTTTGATGATCTCGGTGCTCTAATTTGGGACCGTACTCTTGAAACTATTAGTGGTAATACTAAGACTGCTCGTTTCAATCAGATGTATCTGGATGAGCGTGCTGAGAACGACATCATCTATGTTGTTGGTGAAACTGAATACGACAATGTTAGTGCAAACTATGCACCCGACATCCTGTATGTTAAGTATGAGTCTGGATTTGATAATGCCAATAATGCAGAAGGTCAGGTAAAATACCAGAAAGAGATTGCTGGTGTATCTGGCACAACTCGTCGTGACTATGCCCTGGGCGTTACCCTTGGTGAAGAAGAACGTGTATACATCTGTGGTTACACAGATACCAACTCACCAGACCCAGATGATATGTGGGTCATCCAGTTTAATGAAGATGGTGAGATGAGGGAGAAACGTAAGTTCTCCTCTGAGACTGATGATGAAAGAATGCATCAGATTCGTTACATCGGTAACAACTCATATCAGTTTGTCGGTCTGAACATGACTGACTACTACATGATCATCGGTGAGTTCTACTTTGACGGTAACAACCTTGAACTCAGATATGTCAAGAACGTTAATCCTGCAGGTGGCAGACCTCAAAGACCTCGTTTCATCATTGATGAATATGATGCCTTATATTGCGTCTTTGATCTTTATAACAATGCCATTCAGAAGAATTCTTCTATTGGTGTGTTCAAACTTCCTAGAACTCAGATCAACGAAAACGAACCAACGTTTGAATTCTACAAAGTTCTTGCACCTAGTGAAGATTTTGTTTCCATCAACCATTCGGACATCACTATCGATGTCTTTGGTAATCTGACTCTGGTTTCTGATGTTAAGTATACAGAGAACAGCAGAAAAATTGCTATCCACTATATCAAGTTTGATGGCACTGTTCTCAAGCAATCCACAGTTGAGTCTGTAGACACCGTTGGTCTATCTGCTCAAACTCATATTGTTGATAATTCTGGTGATGTTGTCACCTTTAGCAACAAGCAGATTTCCGATCAGGTATCCTCATATCGTTATAACGGTAGTGATGGTGCTGGTGGATTTATTGCATCTGTCAATAACATTACTGGTATTACTGCCACTCGTGGTGCTGGTGTTCAAGCAGTTGGCACTATTTCTGGTGCTGTACAAGCAAGAGCAACAAATATTGGTAATATCACCGTTTCTACTGGCGCTGCACTTGCTCGTGGTGGTCTTATTGCTACTCTTGGTGGTCAATCTGGTGCTGATACTCAACGTGCTGGTACTGTTGCAACTGTTAGTAATTTCTCTGCTGCAGAAGCACTTCGTGGTGGTGCTGTCAACGATGTAACTAATATCTCTACTGCTGATCCTAAACGTGGTGGTGTTATTGCAACTGTAGACACAATCAATGCTGCTGATTCCAGACGTGGTGGTCGTGTTACCTTGGTTGCTAACCCTAGTGCTGCAAACGCACTGCGTGGTGGTAAAATCCTTGGTACTCAAAACGTTGGTGCTGGCAATCCATCAAGAACTGCAGGGACATATCTTAACGTAACTAATTCATCCAGTGCTAATGGTACTGGTGCAACGTTTAGCGTCACTGTCAATAATTCTGGTGCTGCATCTATCAGTGTAACTGGTGGTGGTATCTCATATGCCATCGGTGAAACAATTACTGTTGCTGACTCCGAACTTGGTGGCGGTGGTGCTCCTGCTCTAACATTTGATGTTGCATCTACTGGTGGTTTTAGTTACACAGGTGTTGCACCTAGTGCTGGTTCCGCAAACGGTAATAATGCAACCTTTGATGTTGGTGTATCCAATACTGGTGATGTTTCTATCACAATTAACACAGGTGGTATTGGTTACCTTACAACCGAAACTCTTACAATTCCTGACTCCAATATTGGTAACTCTGGTGCACCTAATGTAACTTTTGATGTTACTGGTGTTGGTGGATTCCAATATAACGGTGTTGCTTCTTCCGCTGCAACAGATGGCACTGGTGCAACATTCAATGTTACTGTTGATGGTAGTGGTGCTGCAACTGTTGTGCAGGTTGCTAGTGGTGGTCTTGCATATGCAGTTGATGAAACTGTAACTATTCAGGATGCAGTTTTAGGTAATAATGGTGGAAATGCATTAACATTTGATGTTGCATCAATTACTGCTCCCTTAACGTATACAAACGTCCCTGCAACTAGCGTAACTGGTGTTGGTACAAACGCAACATTTGACGTTACTATCACTGCTAATGGTGCGGCATCTATCAGCGTTAATGCTAATGCAGGTCTATCATATGCTGTCGGAAACCAACTTTCAATTGCCGATTCTGCTCTTGGTAACAGTGGTGCTGCAGCACTGACATTTGATGTCAATTCAATTAAGGCACCTCCTCTATACACCAATATTGCTACCACTTCAAACGGTAACGGTACTGGTCTCGTTACACAAATAACGATTGACTCTTCTGGTGCTATTAACTTTATCAATATTGTCAATGCTGGTCAAGGATACTTAGTTGGTGATACGATCACTGTTCAAGATTCAGATATTGGTAACACTGGTGCTGCTGATATAACCTTCCAGGTTGCATCTGTATCTGGTGGTGCTATTTACGTTAACGTTGTTCCTACAAGCACATCTGGTTCTGGTACTGGTGCAACATTCAATATTACGGTTGATGCATCTGGTACGATCACTAATATTGCTACCGTTACTGCAGGTAGAGGATTTGCTGTCGGTGAAGTAATAACTATCGCTGATGCTGACCTTGGTAATAGAGGTGCAGCAAACTTCACCTTCCAAGCAGCAACAACTACTGGTATTACATACTCAAGTATTTCTACATGGAGTGTATCACCTTCTGGTGGTACTGCTGCTGTATTTGATGTCGTTATAGACAACCTGGGTGCTATTACAAGTGTAACTCCCACAAATCGTGGTGCTTCGTTTAGTGCTAATGATGTTGTAACTATTGCTGATGCACAACTTGGTGGCACTGGTGCTGCTAATGTTGAATTTACTGTTACATCCATTCAAGGTCATCAGTATAATGCAGTTATTCCTGCATCAAATACTGGTTCTGGTCAATTTGCATCCTTTGATATTACTATCAATGGTTCTGGTGCTGCTAGTGTTATTGCAATTAATAATCCTGGTCAAGAATTCCAAGTTGGTGACACCTTTACTGTAACTGATGCACAAATTGGTAACTATGGTGGAGCAAACTTAACTTTCCAGGTTGCAACACTTCAAGCAATCACATATTCAAATATCTCTGCTGCAGGAGGTAGTGGTACTGGTGCAACTATCGATCTGAACGTTGCTGCAAACGGTACAGTTACCGTTCAAATGAATAAGACTGGTAGAGGATATAGCGTTGATAATATTCTGACAGTTACCGACTCACAACTCGGTAATTATGGATATACAAACGTAACTCTAACAGTTGCAACTATCATCAACGTATTTGATACCACAAAACAAAACCGTGGTACTGCATCACTGTTTAATGCAACTGATGCACTCATTGATACTGCATCTAAGAAGTACGGTGAGGCATCTCTACAATTTAACGGAGCAAACCACTTTACTATTGAAGGTCTTGACCTGAATACTACTGAGTGGACTCTGCAGGCATGGTTCCATATTGCTTCTGCTACACATACTGCCGCGGCTAGCACTCCTACATTCTTTGAAACACATCCTAATGATGGAAGTGTACCTTCCAACGTTCTGAAGTTTTATATTGATGGTGTAAGTGGTAGTGCTGATTTTGGTAAGGTTAAATTAGATTTCCAAGGCGCAGAAGTTGCCGAATCTACAAGTGCTACCGTTTGGGCAAACTTTGCTAGCGATCAATGGGTACATATTGCTCTGGTTAAATCAGAACCAAGTCTTGGTAGTTATACTTACACTATGTTTAGTAATGGTACACAGATTGCTATCTGGACCAACACTACGAATATTGGTATTGACAATGTGTATGTTGGTGGTACACAAACACCTACCGCTGATACTACAATCATCGGTCATGTTGATGACTTTGTGGTTGATGATGATGCACAATACACTGGTTCTTCATTCACTGCTCCTGATGCAGAGGTCTTAGTTCGTACAAACAACTCTAACTTGGCACTTGTCAAATTAGATCGCCTCCACGATAAGCGTGGTACATATGCACTATCAACTCTCTCTAATCACACTTCTGCTGTAATTGTAGAGAACACTAACTGGACATACAACACTCAGACGCAACCTCCGATTACTCAGTGGAACATCGGACCTGGTGGTCTGCAAATTCTTGACTATGCTGATGTTAATAGTCAATTGACAACTGGCATCTACAACTTTACCAATACTTCTGAACTGTTTGCGTCTAAAACTTCTACGGTTCCTACACCTGGTGGTAGAAAACTGGTTATTAGTCCGTCTGTTATTCCTAAGTATTACATTAAGGATGCTGCCTATCAGAAGATTGATAACGTCCAAACACTAACACTCAATCAGGAAGTTAAGTTCAGTAAGGGTGAAATTCTTCAACAATATAACGACGCTGGTACTACCCAGCGTTATGGAACGATTGTTGAGATTCCTGTTGGTACTGAAGCATATCCTAATCTTGGTACTACCTATAAAATTGGTAATATCTTCCCTGCTGGTGCCACATTTGACCTAGCACAAAAATTACGTTCTACATCAGCACAAGACTTTGGTAGTAACGTTATTACAGGTATTTCTTTTGTTGCATCCCGTGCATATACAGAGTGGGAGCAAGCAAAGTCATACACTACTGGTGATGTAGTTTATTCTGCTGGCAGAATTTATACAGCAACCACTGTTGGTACTTCTGGTGTAAACGCTCCAACACATGATACTGGTAATGCTACTGATGGTGGCATTTCTTGGGATTACACTCAGGGATCTACTAATCCAATTGAAGTGGATCTTTCCAATACTGCATACCCAACTCCAAAACAACCTCTATGGCAATCGCTCATAGTATATGACATTGGAGATCAAATTTATTACGGAAGAAATCTCTACACTTGTTCTGTTGCAGGCCGAACATCTAAGGTCGCACCTTCCCATGGTAGCGGGACTGCTACCGATGGAACTGTTACTTGGACCCATACTCAAACGTTCGATCCTCTGAGTGATTATGCAACGTTTAAGGACTTTGATGCTACAGAAAACTGGTATGCAATCCGAATTGATAAAATCTTTAGTGATTCCAATTTCATTGCTAATGATAGTCTAAGCATTGGCGGTACAGTTACCGTTAACCCTAAAGTTGACGAACCCACTGTTCTGCAAATTAATAACGTAACTAGCGTTCAGCAAGTTAGTGTAACTGCTGTACTTGATAAAACTATTAAGGTTGTATCTCAGACTAGATCTAATGAAGTGTTCTGTGTCGCCAACTCTAGACACAACTTCACTGCTGGTGACATTCTGTTCACTGAAGGATTTACAACTAACGATTTTAATGGTTCATTCTTCATTAAAGAGATATTCTCTTCTAGGAATTTCATTTTTACATTGCGTGGTATTCCTGCTGCTGAACCTGCTTTTGTTCAGAATAGCATTGCAAGAGTTAACATCTATACTAAGCACCCAACTCTTGTACTAACAAGAAATCACAACTATATCTTTGATATGAGCGATAGTAGTAACGCTGGTTACTTCTTATCATTCTCTCAAGATAACGAATTCAAACTTGAATACTCATTCAATAATATTGAAAGAGAAGGCACCCCTGGTGTGTTTGATGGTACTAATTCACCATTCGTTAAGTTGAAAGTTGATGGTCAGGTTACCAATATCTCATATTATTTTGATCCTTCTAGAATTGGTGCTAATTCTCCTGTGGGTTCAACATCATTTGTTGATGTTAAGAAGACACCTTTTGATGGAACATATAATGTTACTGAAACTGAAAGTGATACAATTTTCAAATTCCCATTGATTCGTGAACCTGAATTCCAGAATGCAAATGTTGGCGAGAATGATCAGGATGTACCTTATTCCACATACTCAACATCATCTAGACGTGCAATCGGACCTATTGCAAATATCAAACTGATCTCTGCTGGTGGTTTCTATAAGAAGTTGCCTATCATTCAGGATATTGCATCCTTCCGTCAGATTGAACGTATCAATATTACCTCTGGTGGTTCCGAATATGCAATCGGCACATATGATCAAGTATCCATCCTTGGTGATGGTGAAGGTGGTCTCTGTCGTATTACTGTTGCTGTTGATGAGGAAATCGGTTCTGGTACTATCACTAGCGTTGTAATTACGGATCCTGGTAAAGGATATACTACTGGTAGTGTTGATGTTGATTCAATTCAAGGTATTCTTGGACCTCAGTTAACTGGTTCAGGTGCCGATTTAGAAGTCGTCATCCCTGATGAGGGTACAGGTGCATCTGTGTTCTTGACAGGTAAGAACATCGGTAAGATCAAAAAACTTAAGAACAATGAATTTGGTTATGGTTACTCCCATGACTATACACTGAAACCTGAGATTACATTCCCTGTCAACCTTCAGTTGTTCAACACCTCTATCTTGTCCCAGATCAAGATCACAAATCCTGGTGCTGGTTATACATCTGCTCCTAGCGTTATTGTCGTAGGTGGCGGTGGATTTGGTGCTGAAGCAGTTGCAATCGTTAAAAATAACAGACTGAATGAGATTCAAATTAAGAATCCTGGTGCAGGTTACTCTTCGGAACCTGTTGTTAACTTGAAGTCTGAGTTTAACTATGTTGTTAACCTTGACCTAAATTATCTGCAGTTTAACTTCCCTCATGGTATTACCCAGGGTGCTGCAATTTCATTTAGAGCAGATGATGTTGGTTCCACTGAAGGCGAACTTCCAAAACCAAGTTCTGCAGGTTTGACCAGTTTGGTTGCAAACCAGATCTATTATGCAATTGCTGGTGATGTAAACTCTCTTGAAAGTGATCAAATTAGATTTGCACTGACACCTGCTGATGCGGAGTCTGGTAACTATATCACCTTCCTGACACAGGGTGCAGGTCGTCAAGTTTTACTTACTGAAGTATTTGGTGGTGCTGCTGAAGCAATCGTTGAAACCTCTAGATTCCTCCAGGGTGAGAAAGTTTACATGGGCGATAGCGAAGAACTTGCAACTGTTTTCGCAACTGTCTCTAATAACAATGGTTGGCAGATCGGTCCTAAGATCTTGAAACTTGTAGATCTTGATGGTGAGTTTATTGCTGGTCAACGTGTCAATGGAACAGTCTCCCGTGCATCTGGTGTTATTGACAACATCTCTCTTGCTAAAGGTGTGCTGAATATCGGTTCTCTGACTGAGACACCTGGTAAGTTTATCGATGACGTTGGTAAACCTTCCGAGATCGTTCAGAAGATTCAAGACTCCTTCTTCTATCAGAACTTCTCCTATGTTATTAAGACACAAAGTCCTATTAACCTCTGGAAAGCACAAATTCTGGAGAACAACCACCCCGCTGGTTTCAACATGTTCGGTCAGTTACAACTGACTGGCGGTAAGGACATCTCTGGTCGTAAGGTTGGAACTGAGTTCATCAAACAGGTGAACATCAACGAATACTCCAACGTTAACGAAGTTACATCATTCGCTGCTGCTGAACCTCAGTATTCCGACTTTAATAACACTGAAGTTCTCTTCCGTAGAAAGCGTTTGACCAACTCTGAGGAAATCTTGACTTCTATCGTTAAGAAGTTGGATGACATTGCAGGTCAGTTTGACGGTATTGAGACCCAGTTCCCAATCACTGTTGAAGGTGAACAGGTCATCGTTAACAACAATCAGTTGTTGATCCTGCTTAACGGTGTTGTTCAGGCACCTGTTGTTTCTTATGACATTGTTGGTGGTAACATCGTATTCAAAGAAGCACCCAAGGCACCTTCTAAAGTTGTCTATAGAGATGCAACTATTGACTTCCTACCAATTACTAGATTGACACTTTCCAATGTGTCTGGTATTTTCCCAGAAATTGGTTACCAAATTACAGGTAACCAGAGTGATGCATTTGCAACTGTTATTTCATCTGCAGGTAACACTGTAGATATTGTTGACATCACAGGTGGTCCTTTCCAGAACAATGAAAGAATTGATGTTGGTGCCCTTGGATTTAGTGCACTAATTGATAGTCAGTTAAGTGTTTCTCAGGAAAACCTTTTCCAGTTTGACGAAACTCTGGTTTGCACCAATCGCTCTCGTGGTAACCCGACTGCACAAATTAATGCTATTAACTTGAATGTTGATGGTACTGCTGGTAATGATATTGTTTTGTCTAAGACATCAGGTACCGCTGAGTATGAGGTTGGTGTATTTGACTTCCGTCTACAAGACATTGTTTACTCCACAAGATCTAATCTTGCTGCAAGAATTACTGTTCTTGCACCTTATCGCGATCCTATTACCAACGACGTTGTTGATACACAAGAACTGACTGCTGGTTCATCGTTCTATGGTCTACTCTTTGAGCGTTTGATTAGTCAATCTTATCCTAACGTTCTGTTGGATGATATTTCTAAATCTAGTATCACTCCTGTCGCACTGCTTGACTCTGATATCAGAATCAACGCTAACTTCCTTGACTTTGAAGAAGTTCGTTCCTCTGAAATTACATATACTGACCTGAGTAACGGCGTCTTCAGTGAAGGCGACACTGTTAGAAATATCAAGGTCAACTATAACAACCCAATTCTTGGTTCTTCCTACGGCGTTGCTGCAAACCGTCATGCTGACGCTAGTTTCATGATTGCTGGCAATAAGGATGAGATTGTTGACTTTGCAACAGCAGAAATTGCTGTCATGCATCCAGACTTCTACTATCCTGGGGCATCTCAAACTGATGGACGTTCACGTTATCGTGATGCATATCGTCTGATCCAAAAGAACAAAGAGTATATCGTAGCTAAAGCATTCTACGATATGACTCAGCAATATCCATCTTTGGTTATTCCTAACAGCACTAAGTGTAAACGTGACCTTACATACTACGTCGATGCAATTGCATATGATGTATTTGCAGGTGGTAACAAGTATGCTCGTAAATTTATTGAAGAATACTATAGTAACGGCAACCTTGCATACATCAACGCTCAGGTAACTGAAACTGTTTGGGGTTATAACAAGGCAGCCGACTATATGAAGTCCGCACTGACTAATCAACTTACTGGTTCAACAGCAGTTGATGGTATTACATATACACATTATGCAGATACATCAATCACTCCTGGTCTTGCAAACTATGGTGGATCTGGTAGTGCTATCAATAATGATGATGCTGGTGCTTGTGCTGATATTCAGGCTGCACTTGATACTCTCGCTGCTACGATCTCTGAAACTCTTCTTTCAAATCAAGACTTCAGCGACATTACTCCTACTGAACCTACCAGTTATAACAGCAATGAAACTAAGTGCCGCAGAGATGTTGGTCTCTTCGTTGACGCTATTGTTAAGGATGTCAGAAGTGGTGGTAACACAAACACCGTTAGTTTTTCTAAGTCCTACTTTGAAGGTGCAACATTCATCAATAACGGTGTTGTTGGTGAGCAAGCAGAAACCTGGACTGCACTTTCTAAGGCAAGAGATCTCACATATAGAGCAATTAACAACCTTCTATATTACAAGGTAATGCCTACCAGTGGTACTGGTGACAACGGTGTGTACAACCTTAATGATCCTTCTACATATGATTCTAGTACAGCACTTGTAGAGTTCACTCCTACTGCTGCTGTATATACACCTAACAGTGGAAGTATGGTTCTGACTATTGGTTCTCACTCGTTGACTACCTCTGATACAGTTACCATCAGACCTCATTCTTTGTCGTTCCAATGCGACATGGATGGTGGTCAAGCAATTAAAACTTATCCACAACCATATTCCACTCCGTTTGAGGATGATCTTGCAATTTCTGCAACAAGTGCAACCACAATTACAGTTAATGTTGGTGCATCTCCTTTGGTGCAGTTTACTCCTACTGGTGCTACCTATACCCCAGCAACGGGTGACATGGAAATCACAATCGGTGCTCACTCTTTGGAAGCAGGTAAGCATGTAACGATTGCCGATCAATCAATTTCCTTTACTTGCACACAAGACGGTGACGTATCAGTTGAGTCATATCCTCGCACTACAGACATGGCGTCAGGTGCGTCTCTGATGATTGAAGGCGCGACTGCCACAACAATTACTGTAAACGTTGGCACATCTCCTGCCTCTCAGCAATATGCCCACACTTATAGTGGTGCATCTGCTAACGCTATTTCTGCTGGTGGTGGATTTACTCACACATTCATTAATGCCAGTGCTGGTGCTGTATACACAGGTGGTGGCGTAACTGCACATTCCTACGATGTTGATTATGCATCTGGCGGTAGACAATCCGTTTCTAACTGTGCGAACGTACAATCAACAATTAATACACTAACTGACATCGGTCTTAAGACCATAGCAGTTGGCAATCTTGATTACATCAACGCTCTTGCAAATATCGATGATGGTTCATTCCGTGAGGGTGAAACTGTTCGTGTTAATAAGATTGCATACAAAGATAGGTCTAGTGGTTTGTTTGCCCTTGGCGACAATATCACTGCAAAAACTTCTGGTGCAACCTTCAAACTCGCAGGTGTTAACGCTGGTTTGAAGTGGTTGTTTGCTGATGCCACTGGCGTTAGTGCAACTCTTCAAGATCGTGAGTATATCACAAACTCCACACTGACAAACCCTGGTTCGTCTGCTGTTACTCAAAGTATTGTTATTACCAACAAAAGTCTTGCTAATAGCAAAAAATCTTTGAAGTTTGTTACCAACTCGTATCTGAAGCAAGTTGATTCTTATGACTTCGATTTCGGCACTGGTAACCTAACATTTGAGGCATGGATCTATCCTACTGGCATCTCTGGTACACAGTACATCTTTGATTGCCGTAGAAGCAGTGCAACCAGTGGTTTGAATATCAGAATGGTGGATCAAACACTGCGTGTATTTGATCACACTACAAACATTATTCTGTCAGGTAATGTCTTTACCACTACTAACACTTGGTACCATGTTGCAGTTGTCAGAAATGAATCTGTCATGTCTGCATATGTCAATGGCACACAAGCAGGAAGTAATGCAAGCAACAGTACAGACTTTGGTTATGGTCCTTGCTACATCGGTGCTGATCGTAATGGTTCCAGTGGTTTCATTGGAAACATGGATAACGTTGCAATCAGAAAAGGTGAAGCATACTACACTTCTGCCTTTACTGCACCTAGCACCGTTTCATATGGTGATGACAATATTATCTTTGGTTTGACGGGTGATACTCCTTTCATTCTTTCTACAACTGAAGTTTACGCAACCTTCACAGGTACAACAGTTTCGTCTGCAACTGCTAAGTCAATCGATTATGACAACAAACGTGTCATCATTGAAGACATCGATCTGTCTCGTGATGGTCATCGTGTTGTTGCTGAAATTCTTGAGAAGAATGATCTATGGATTGCTGAGGTTGCTGTCGGCAGAATGGCGACAGAATACCCTGACTTTATTATCCCTGGCGATAACGCTGCACTCCAAAGTTATGGTGGCACAACAGCATGTATTCGTGACACTAGAGATTACATCCTAGATGCAATCATTAAAGATCTTAAGTATGGTGGCGATTACTATACAACTACTATTGCTAGAGGTTATCTTGCTACAGATGGTTCTGTTGATTTTGTCGAGAAAGAATTGCTGCAAACGCTCTTCGCTTGGCAAGAAGCAGGCAGACTTGCCAAGTATGTTGTTACCACAAGTGACACTGATTTAACTGATCCTGAAACTCAAATTCTTCGTATTCCTCATGGGATTTCTGGTGGTGCTTCTGTCGCCGTACAGAATGAAATTGATACTCTTACTAATAATATTCTTGACATCCTTGGACCTACTGGTGATCGTTATCGTGATGCTGGCAATTCCCTTTGGAAGAATAGAACTTACATTGCTGAGGAAGCAGTTGGATACATTCAGAACAAGTGGCAAGTTACCATCAACGGCAATGCTTATGACAAACTCGTTATGCCTGGATATGGTGAACCATATTGCTTGAGGGATCTTAAGGACTTTGTTATTCCTGCAATCATCAGTGACCTGATTACTGGCGGTAACTCTGCTGTAAATAATGTCATTGACCAATATCTAGATTCCAACAAAGATATTCTTCACGTTGATGAAGAACTTCTGCCGATGGTTGATGCTATTGAATATTGTAAGTATTTGTCACTCAAGGCAATCAACCAACTCCTTGTTACCTTCGGTCAGGCAACTCCTGCCGATCAGGGTGCTGATTATTCTGACGATTACTACGTCGCACAGTATACCCAACAGACAGCATATAGACAGCAAGATGACGCTATCAACAATACTGTTGATCCTGTAGGTTACGACTTTAACCGTTCTGACATCCACAGATACCTGGATGCAGCGAACATGATCGAGGTGAACAAAGATCAGATTGCTTCTGAAGCAGTTATGTCGATGAACGATCTTTCTAAGTTCTCCAACATCGAGGTTCCTGGTGGACAGGTTAACTGTATGGATGATGTTAAGGATTACCTGGATGCTGTCATTCATGACCTCCGTATTGGTGGTAACAGCAAGGTTTATGATGCTGCTGAACTTTACATCGAACCCGAAGATAATTCACTGAAGCATATTGAGGGTGAGGAAGAGGCATCTATCTACGTCTACAAGCAGGCGAGAGACATGGCAGTCTTGACCATGAGAAATGGTTTCGGTAAAGATCTTGTCTACGGTTTCGGTGTTGGTGAAGAGAATGATCCTGGTGATGATACTTACGATCAAAACCCAATGCTCTCGCGTTATGTTGACGCTGCAAACCTCATCGATAGAAACATCCGTTTCATCGCTGAAGAGGCAGTTCATCGTACAACTCAAGAGTATCCTTCCTTCTCCATCAATGGTGGACAGGCAGGAACGAGATCGGGTGGTGTTCAGTTTGATGTAGAAAATGCTGTCTACACTGCATCTAATGGTGAGATGGTTCTTACCATTGGTGCTCACAGTCTGACAACAAGCAACAAGGTATACATTGAACTTGAGTCAATTGTATTCAC